TCAAAAGAGTTGGTGTGAGCATAAACCATCTGTTACTATTACAGTGAAAGAAGATGAGTGGATGGACGTTGGTGCATGGGTATACAAAAACTTTGATTGGATGTCTGGTGTATCATTTTTACCATTTAGTGAACACACATATCAACAAGCACCTTACCAAGATACAGACAAGGAAGGTTATGAGTTGTTACTAAAACAAATGCCAAAAGAAGTAGATTGGGCAAAACTTTCTGAATATGAATCTCAAGATATGACAGTCGGCGCACAAGAATTAGCTTGTGTTGCTGGTGCTTGTGAAATAGTATGAAGTTAGTAGTATGTGAATCCTGTGATGCTGAGTTTGCTATAAAACACCATCTTGAAACCCGACTATATAAAGTAGCTCATTGCCCATTTTGTGGCGATGAGTTAAATGAAGAGCTAGAAGATGAGCTTGATGATTATGGGGAAGATTATGATGATTGAATACACTAAATGAAAACTCAGAGTGCGAAAGCTAAAGGTCGTAGATTTCAACAATGGGTGCGTGACCAATTAATAGAATCTCTTGATGTTCATCCAGAGGACGTAGAATCTAGGAGTATGGGTGCTGGTGGGGAAGACCTCATCATGGCTCGTGCTGCTAGAGCAAAGTTTCCATATTCTATTGAATGTAAGAATCAAGAGACTTTGAACGTATGGAAATCATATGAACAATCACAATCTAATTCTGGTAACTATGAACCTGTTCTTTTTATTAAACGTAATAATCAAAAGCCTTTAGTTGTGGTTGATGCAAATTATTTTATTAATCTACATAAAAACTCTTGACATTACTAACGAATCATGGTACTGTAAAGTATAATAGTGGAGATAAACTAAATGATTGATGTTACTATAGCATTTTCGATTACAACTGTTGCTTGTATAGCAACGTATTTTTGGGGTAAGTCTCAGAATAGTATAGAATTTATTACTGATAAGCTTTTAGAGACTTTAAAATCTGGTGGTTATATAAAAACTAAATTAGACAAAAACGGCGAATTAGAATTAATTAAATTAGAGGATTTAAATTAAGTGAAAAACGATAGGGAAAAGGCGGGTATGTGTGTTGATGTTCGTAATAATGACATCAATGGTGCAATGCGTGTATTAAAGAAACGTATGCAAAACGAAGGCGTACTTAATGAGTTGCGTGAGAAAACTCACTATACTGGAAGAAGTGAAAAACGTAGACTTGCTAAAAAAGCAGGTCGGCGTAGGTGGCTGAAGAAGCAGAGTGAAAAAGAAACTACAGAAGGAAACTAAAATGGCTAGAAAGAAAATTGTAGCTAGTACTGAAAATAATAGTTGGGTTGCACCAAAGGTTCGTAAAAAGCGTAAACCTATGACTGAAGAGCAACGTATTGCTGCAGCTGAAAGGCTTGAAAGTGCACGTGCAGCCAGAGCACCAGCTAAGAATGATTCTGTGTGTTCTTATGTTACTGATAAGGGAGATGATCACCCACTATCAGCAAAAAAAGTAAAGGCATGGATTAAAACACAAAAATCTTTGGCTTCATCATATAGATCAGAAGTTCGTAGGGATGTAAAAGGTTCACACATAAAACTAGCTGACAGTACGGGTTATGTTAGAAATATGCAACACTACCTAAAACACGGCGACTGGTGTGATGAATTTTATGGCGAATACGCAGAAAAGAGGGTAAAGTGGAAGACGATACACCCAGCGGGATAAGCAATGTTGTTAAGGGCCCGTGGTCTAGAGTAAAGGTTGTTAACCCACTTGAGACTGATAGACTTACAGAAGATATGGTTTTTATTGATGATGTTGCTGAAAGTATTATGATTCCTACAATACATAATCTTGCAGAGAACGGCGTAGATATAAAGGATAAAGAATTTTTATCTGAAATTGGTTTTTTAAATGAGATAATAAAATGTATTATGTACAGAACCTTTGACTATGCCCATCCATTATCAGAACTTATTAGTTCGGTAATGAAATCTGAAACTGAAAACTCAGTACAAACTTATGCAAAGTTTGACCATGATTTACTAACTAAAGTAGTTGTAAAAATAATTGAAGAAGAACATTTAGGAGATGAACCAGCGTGATAATAATTGATATGAACCAAATCTCATTAGCCAGTCTAATGATGCATTTAAATATGACTAAGGCAAAGTTGCCCGATGAGAGTATGGTGAGACACATGATACTCAATTCAGTTCGTATGTATAGAACAATGTTTAATGCAGAGTATGGTGAAATAATTCTTACTTATGATTCTAAACATTATTGGAGAAGAGACTTTTTTCCTCAATACAAATCAAATCGTAAAAAGAGTAGAGATGCTGACAGTAAAGATTGGAATGCAATCTTTGAAATTCTAAACAAGATTAAAGCAGAGATTAAAGAAAATCTTCCGTATAAATTTCTAGAGGTTTATGGAGCAGAAGCTGATGACATTATAGCTACATTGTGTAAGTTTACTCAAACAGAAAAAGATCGTAGCAACAATGAGAAGATTATCATTGTGTCTGGTGATAAGGATTTTATCCAACTACAAAAATATGTTAACGTGAAACAATATAGTCCTATTCTTAAAAAGTATGTAGAGGGCCATATTCCAGAAACCTATATAAAAGAACATATACTTAAAGGTGATACTAGTGATGGAGTACCTAATGTTCTATCGCCAGATAATACATTTACTGATGGATTAAGACAAAAACCTTTAGGAAAGAAAAAGATTGCAACTTGGTTGGACATTAATATAGATGATTTACAGGATGAGGTCAAAAGAAATTACCAAAGAAATGAAAAACTCATTGACTTGAGTAAGATTCCAAATGAACTAGAAAGTGAAATACTAACAGAATTTCATGGAGCTCCATTTGGTGATAGAAGCAAACTACTAAATTATTTTATAAAAACAAGATTGAAAAATCTTACTGAAACAATTGGAGAATTTTAATATGCCAGAACAAACTTACACACCGCTGTTTTCTGAGATACTTGACAAAGTACATAAAGCAAAAACTAAAGATCAAAAGGTAAAAATCCTTAGAGATAATAATACTGATGCATTACGCATGGTACTTAAAGCTGGATTTGATCCAAATATTAGTTGGGTAATTCCAGAAGGTGATGTTCCTTATACACCAAATGATGCACCAGAAGGAACAGAACATACCATGTTAGCTATGGAAGCAAAAAAACTATGGCACTTTATTAAAGGTGCAGATAGGCAAACTAAACAACACCAGAAAGAACAAATGTTTTTTCAACTGTTGGAAGGTTTACATGCTAATGAAGCAAAAATCGTTTGTGCAGCTAAAGATAAAAAGCTACACAATCTCTACAAAGGTTTAACTGGAAACGTAGTAAGAGAAGCTTTTGGTTGGAATGAAGAATTTACAATCCCACCAGCTGACAAATATCCACAATCTCCTGGCATGGCATCTGGAGCTGATAGGTGATCATAGCTCCCATTCAATGGCCATCAATAGTATATCCTAAAAAGGAACAACCATTGATACCCAGAGTGGAACGAATCATCCCATCAAAGTGGCCCGAGAAATCACTAAAACGTCTATTACAAGATGTAAAAAACTCAAAATAATAATCAAACCCTTGTTTTACAAGGGTTTTTTTATGCATAAAAGACTTGACTCTTTAGTATTTAAATGGTAATGTAAAGTATAAGATAGAGAAACAAAGAGAGAGTTTTAAAAATGCAAAATCAAGTAGATTTCATAGGTGCCCATGATGGTGGAATACAAATGTTTAGTCATATGGGATTAGTTGGTTGGGGTAATACTCCTGAGTCTATTGCATATGTTCTAAACACTAAAGGAATGGCAGAAACAATATTCGGTGGTTCGTCAATGGACTTTGCAACTGAAGAGGGTTTTGACTCTGACGATGGTGCGTCTTTTCTTTTCAAAAAAGCATTGGAGTTAGTGTAATGGACATTCAAAGAGGAACACAAGTCATTGGAGTTTGGGGATCAATGGTTTCGGAAAGTCACGGTTTCGTTTCTTGTATTCAAAATACAAATCAAGGAACTGATGTGGATATCTCATGGGATAATGGTTCTGTACATCATGTTATGTTAGATGATATTCAAAAC